GCTATCAACTGCGGAATCCTGCTTCTATTCGGCATTAACGGGGCTTCGATTATTGCCTGCCAGGCTGTCATAAACGTCATGCTTTCGTCTTACATTGTTCGAGAGACTGGCAATAGGTCTGCTTGGTGGTTACTGCTCTTCGGAGTCGCTGTTTTTGCTAATCAGGTGCCGTATTTATACGGCCATGGTGGCGATTCGGTATACGCCTTCTTTGCTGCTATGGCATGTTTCTTTTTTGTCACCGCAGCGTTTAATGCAGCTTCGTCAGCATCTGATCTTCACTCGATACAGACGGCTGAAGAGATAAGACATGATCGTGCCTACATGGTTATCAAGAAGCCGGTGACGATAACCGATCATCTGCTGGCAACCTTCGGCTCTCCAGCCAGCTCCCTATCATTCAGCTATGGCCGAACGTGGATAAAATTCACGAAAGAAACAGGAATGGCGCTTGCTTACGACTGCCGAAAAACTGACGGGTTTGTATTTATTGACGTTGGTCATGTTGATAAGTTCAGCGAGCAAAAGTTCAGATCGGTTATCGGTGAAATATGGTCGCTGAAAAACAACTGTCTTAATGTGTGGCGGCCGTTTCTGCTAAACTCAGATATTGAAATCTCACCTTTTGAAATACTACCGTCTTCTTACATAAAACGAATAACCAAGAGGTATCGTAATGCTTAAGATTATCATGGTGTCTGTGATGGCGATCACACTAACCGGATGTTATGCGCTAAAACCTGTTGCATGGGTGACAGATGAAGTTTGCGAAAAGCGCACTGAAACAGAAAACGCTATGCTTGCTGAAAAAGTAGACGAAGCAACATATCCGCACACGATCCGAGTACAGTGCTATGCACAGGTAAAGGAGTAAGGTGTTATGTCAGAGCTGGTAGAATGGAATGGTCTTTTAGTCCATCAATCCTACGCTGAGGCGACGCATGAAGCGCGCGCGAAGGTCTGCAACGGCTGCGGAACTTCTGGATGGAAAGGTCTTCTTGTTCCTGAAACGATGTGGGGTCTTGATATCTCTCCCGCCTGCCAAAATCACGACTGGGATTATGAGCGAGGCGAGACTAAAGAGGATAAAGAACAGGCTGACATGCTTTTTTTGCGAAACATGCTTCGAATAATCAATGATCATGGCGGATGGCTTGCACCGCTTCGCAGGTATCGAGCAATGACGTACTATAATGCCGTTGCTGAAGCTGGTCACGGTGCGTTCTGGGCTGGGAAAGGGGTTTAATGCCCCTTTATATACAAAAAGGATTCGCTATTTGCGATTAAACAAAACATAAGGGAATTCGCCTTTTGATGAAATAATCCCTTTCTCTATTTCAGTTGCTGTTACATCCATATCTAGCGCAAACCTGCATGCGTAAGGAAAAGCATCTTCAAATGTCGATTCTAGTGACACTATTTTAAAATTAATACCGTTGTTTGATTGATATACATTAAACATGACATTACCTATATCTACATCAGCTGTCAGCAAGATGATATGCGGCTACAGACTGCATCTTGCGCATATCATCTTTGCTATAGCCTTCCGGTAGCTTGCACCCGTTTATCGAATACTGGTGAGTCATAGCTCCGGCCTTGGCTATCTTTTCAGACTTAAGCCAGCTATAAGCCCATGCAACAAACCATACTCCTTCGCCTTGTTTTCTGCCTTTCGAGAATTTGCTGCTGATACTGATAGGCCGGTCTCTACCAAACTTGCTATTAATTCGAGAAACGACATCGTTCATATCGTCTGCTGTGTTGCACTTAAATAGCTGCCTCATGATTTCCCCGTGTACGATTTCTCATGTCAATTGCCGATTTAACGCCAATCTTTAGCGCCCTGTAACCGCTGTTTTTTCGTTTTATCGCCTGTGTTGATGCCAATGATCCAGCGGCATGTGCTGCACCTGTAAAATATTGCACGAGGTATTCGGAGATAGCATTTGCGTTAACATCCTTCATCGCACCGCCACGTTAATCGGCGAAAATCCGGCAGCCTTGAACCACTTGCATCCTGTTGCCACAGCTTCAGCCAGCTTTGAGAACCGACGACCACCTGGAACTGCATAAAATGATTTCTCATCGCTATTCTTTCCGATGCACAGCTCAGCATAATCGCCTGTTTTCTCATTGCGCATATTCAGGATTACGCGCTGGTCTGTAACTTCTCGAACCATTGGGTTTTTCATGCTTATTACTCCTTAGTAGCTGATTGAAACGTGAGGTATGTTGCCGTTATTGATTGCCATGACGATTTTCTTTGCTGTTTCTTCATCAACAATCTGCATCAATGCTTCTTTTGCTTCGCGGCGAACATTTCCAACGTGACGCTTGTTTGCTTCACGCTCAGCCTGTTCTTTTGCGATTCGCTCTTGCTCTGCCTGCTGGCGTGCAATTTCCTGCTGGCGCGCACGCTCTTCAGCCTGAATACGCTCCTGCTCCATTTGCTTTTCACGCTCAACACGCTGACGCTCTGCCATCTCTGCCTGAGCTTTTGCGCGCTCTTCGGCTGCGATTTTGTCACGCTCCGCCTGCGCTGCGCGCTCTTCGGCTGCAATACGCTCGCGCTCCATGCGCTCCTGTTCAGCCTTTGCTTTTTGCTCGGCCTCAATACGCGCTCGCTCTTCAGCTTCTTTCATCATCTGAGCTTCACGTTCTTTCTGAGCCTTTTTCTCTGCCTCAATACGTTGCCGCTCAGCCTCTTCTGCAGCTTTACGTTCTTCTTCTGCTTTGCGGTCAAATTCAGCATTCATCATCAATGCAAATTCGTGGTCGCGGTCGATCTCTTCTTGAAGCTTTCGCGCTGCCTCTTCAGCTTCAATACGCGCTTGCTCTTCTTCCCACTCGGTCAAAGGCTTGCGGGCTTCAATCTTTAGCGCGTCCAGCTCGTCACGCATTGATTTACGGTGCTGGTCGACAAGCTTTGTTTGTGCCTTCAGGTCTGCAACAGACTGCTTACCCATATCGTCGAGTTTGACTTTTACCTTTGCAACCTTGTTTGCCAGTGACGCAGTTCTTTTGCGACCCGCCTGCGTTGAAAGATCGTGTTCAAATTATGAAACAGCATCTTTTACCTGCTTGATTACTTTTGACAGACCGTCAGGCTGTGAAAAAGCGGTCAATACGTTCTGTTCTTCAATTACAACCAATTCTGTAGACATTCTTATTACTCCTTGTGTGTTTTGGTAATTATTGCCGGAAAGATGGAGCTTAGGTATTAGACGATAGTCTATTGCCAGTGCTAGCTAATAATTATCCGTCCTTCATCGCCCCATTCTTTGATGGCGCTGATGCTGTAAATGCCGCTATCCTCTTTCCTTGTTGCGTCAAACAGAGCTTTCAGCAGGTTGTCGAGGTCTGGTCTCTGCTGGTGTGGCTGTCCTGCCATCTCGGCCTTTTTCTTTGCGCTCCATGACTTAGGCATAGGCATGATAAATCTAACGTGTGCGCCAGAATCTGGCACGTTAACGCCTAGCTCTCTGCACTGGTCGCAAAACTCTCGGTAGCGCAGAACAGCGGGACGTTTTGCCCACTTATCCCGCTGCGTCATCCTTGGTTTTGGAGCCGGCGTTATCTGGTATTCGCTAAGCATTCAAAATCTCCCTGACCTGCTCAAGCAAGTCGATCTCATAGCCGAAACGCTTTTCCCATGTTTCTTTGCCAGCATGAATAGCTACCCCATGGCCGCCTGTCCGGTGGTGCGCAGGGCATAATGGGATAACGCTGTAATTGTCAGACCGCAACCCCATACCGTAAGCGTTAACATGGTGCAGCTCTGCCGGTGATCCTTCGCCGTATTCGTTGAGACAGGCAATACAGCCGATCTCAGAAACGCGATTCATCCATTGTTTTTCCGCTTTAGTTGCCATTAGCGCCCCTGTACTGCTCAAACGCTTTCAGTGCTGGCTCAGACCATCGAACCTGCCTATCAGCACCAAAGGCATAGATGTATTCAATCAGCTCACAGAATCGCGCTTTGCTGTATTTGCTGGTGCGCCCGCCAAGCATGATCATTTGGCCGTCAATACCTGGTACAAACTCGCAATGTTCAAAGCTGCCGGTGATGATGTCTTTCCACTGATCCGGTGAATGCTTCCTACCGAACCACTCAACCTGCCTGCTGATGTCGGTCAGCATAGGCCAGAGCTTTGCATTCTGATCGTTGCTGCGCTTCTTGCGGCCGAGCGTTACAACCACTTCGCCAGCTCTAAGGCCGCGCCAAATTAAATCAGCAAGCTCTGCCATTGACTGTTTGAAATGCTCGCCACGAATGACGAGCTGTTTTTCAGGTTTCATCAGAAATTAATTTGATCATCGAAATCATCATAACCGCCACCCGCAGCACCGTTAGGCATATTCTGAGCACCCTGCATAACAGGATGATTCGGTATAGGCAGCTGCTGACTCATTGGGCGCTGATTGCCACCGCTAGCCCGTTGGTACGGGTTGTTGGCGCTCATCGGCTGTTGCGGCTGTTGCGGCTGTTGCGGCTGTTGCGGCTGTTGCGCAGGATTATTGTTGCCGCCTGCACCGTCAAGCATTTGCATCTGGCCGCTAAATCCATCTACAACGATCTCTGTTGTGTACTTGTCGTTGCCTGCCTGATCCTGCCACTTACGTGTTTGAAGCTTGCCTTCAACGTACATCTTCGAGCCTTTCTTAACGTACTGGGCTACAACATCAGCCAGCTTGCCGAAAAAAACTACTCTATGCCATTCTGTTTTTTCCTGCTTCTGGCCTGAGTTTTTATCCATCCAGCTCTCACTTGTAGCAAGGCTTACATTGGCAACTGCGCCGCCGTTAGGAAGATAGCGTACCTCTGGGTCTTGGCCTAAATTGCCAACCAAGATTACCTTATTAATTCCGCGACTCATTTTATTCCCCTTTGATCGTTACAGTATTTTTATGGCAGTGAACGCTAATCGCGCATCTTTCAACAAGTTCAGGCGTGTTTTCATCTGCAACCAAGCCAAGCTCCTGCAAAATCTTTTTTGTCTGCATAAGCGGCTCAAACATCTTGAAGTCATCTTCAGTCAAAAGATTAGCGCCACACTTAGGGCATTCTTTGCCAATCATGTCTTCAGTGATAGTCTCGACAAACTCTTTGTGATCGCAACCGTCTGCGTCACACTGTAAAAATAATTCCATAAATTACCACTGTTGATTAAAAGCGTTAGTGATAGCCATTTGCTGATCAGGAGTCAGCGTAGGCCAAATTTTATTCTGCTCTTCTGGGCTTGCGTTTGCATATTCTGAGATTACTTTTGTGTAATCAACCATTTGAAGAGGATGAACCGTGTACTGTGACTTTTTGCCGCGCGACACGGTAAGCATTAGATTCTGAGTAGAGGTAATATGGCTCATGTGACTGATCCGGATACCGCCCAGGGCAACACCGCCAAACTTAACAGAAGGATCACAAAACAAAGTCATGGAGCGGCCTACCCACTCCTTGCCATTCTGTCCCCAGAGCTGTATCAGGACGCGCAACATAGACTTGCACGGTTTATATGGCTGGCGACCACCGCCAATAACAATGTTTACCGGCTGATCTTTACTTCCACGGGTAACGTCAATTACCGTAACAGTTATAGGGCCCGTCAAAAGGTCGTCTGCGTTAAGCTGATCTGATTTTGGTGCAATAGTGTCTGATAGGTTTTCAATACTCATTAGAAAATAACCTCGTTAATTCGATCATAAGCACGCTCCATAAAGCGTCCGTGCATTGCAAGCTCTTTAGTTTCAATGTTCATGTGGCCATGCAGGTAATCTGCATAGTCTCTAAGATTGTCACGATAAACCGCGCGACCGTACTCGATAGCCTCTGGAGGAAGTTTTACAACCATGACTGGGTATCGGCCGCATTCAATGTTTTTCTGAACAACAAGGAATTTCATTTCCGCGCGACCAGTGAATCTTGCCACGCCATCACAGTACCAAGGGTCTTGCACGTAATACCGGTAGTCATCAACTGAGAATGCAAATTTTGACAGCTCTGGAGTGGTCTTGATATCAACTAGCAAGCCAAGGCTTTCGATGTGCTTATCTGGCCTGCATTTGCACAAAAGGCCAGTCTCTTCGTCTTCCCAAAAATAAGACCCTTCAGCAATGCCCATCTGCTCAATCAGGTATCGCCCTTCTTTGTGCCCCATAACTTATTCAAACCTCCGGTTTAGCTTTTTCATCTCAAGGTCGGTAAGAATCTTAAAGTCTTTGTGATCCTCGGCAAAAGCCGCAGCATCTTCTTTGCCCTTGTTGGTTCGCATATTGAAGTCAGGCATAGCAACAAACTCTGACTTTAAAC